CAACGTTGACCCGGTTGATGGCTTGGGTTTGAGCGAGGATGAAATTGATTATCTGTTGAAAAATGACATAGATCGAGTGGTTCAGGAACTTGAAAATGAGTATGTATGGTTTGCTGACCTGTCACCAGCAAGACGTGATGCTCTGGTGGACATTTCTTTTAATCTCGGTGCTACTCGTCTGCGAAAGTTTAGAAAGGCTTTGAAAGCGATGGCAGACGAAGATTACGAAAAAGCGGCCAATGAATTCATGGATTCACGTTGGAGCGAACAAGTTGGTCGAAGAGCGCTCACTGTCACCGAGATGATCCGAAAAGGCGGTTACGTCTAATGCCTCTTCAAAAAATGGTATTTAAGCCCGGAGTAGATAGAGAAAATACTCGCTATACAAGCGAAGGCGGTTGGTACGACTGCGATAAAGTACGGTTTAGACGAGGGATGCCGGAGAAACTGGGTGGGTGGAATCGTATATCTACTAACTCTTTTCTAGGTGTTGCTAGATCTTTGTTTTCTTGGGTGACATTAGGTAGCCAAAAGCTGCTTGGTATAGGCACTAATCTAAAATTTTATATAGAACAAGGTGGGACGTACTACGACATTACTCCTATACGTGCGTCTGTATCGCTTACTGATCCTTTTACCACTGTAAGTGGATCGACCACAGTTACAGTCACGGACGCTGCTGGGGGGTATATAAACAATGACTTTGTTACGTTTAGTGGCGCTTCTGCTGTAGGTGGGCTGACTCTAAACGGTGAGTTCCAGATAACGTACTTAACAGGTAACACATACACCATAACAGCTAGTGAGGCTGCAAGTTCTTCAGCTTCAGGTGGTGGCTCTGTAACCGCTGCGTATCAAGTAAATACTGGCCCTGCGGTAGCAGAGGCGCTTGTAGGTTGGGGTGCTGCTGGTTGGGGTCTTGGTACGTGGGGTGTGGGTGTAACATCTACTGACGCACTGCGAATATGGACACAATCTAATTTCGGCGAAGATTTGATATTTGCTTCTCGCGGCGGCAGTTTATTCTTCTGGGATGCAACTGATGCACTAACTACTCGTGGGGTGTTGCTCTCTAGTGAGTCCGGTGCTTCTAACGTGCCTACAAAAGTAAATACGTTACTTGTATCAGATAACCGATTTGTGTTTTGTTTTGGCACAAACCCTTTGGGTAGTAGCGACTTAGACCCCCTACTACTACGTTGGTCAGACCAAGAAAACGCTGTTAACTGGACACCATCAGCGTCAAATCAAGCTGGTGATCTTAGACTTTCTAAAGGGTCAGAGATAATAACGGCTACGCAGGCAAGACAAGAAATACTTATATGGACTGATTCGGCGTTGTACGCATTGCAATACGTGGGCGCTCCCGCAGTGTGGGGTGCTCAGACGGTAGGAGAAAACTTATCTATTGCATCGCCGAATACGGTTGCCTATGCAAACGGTGTGGCCTATTGGATGGGTGTAGGTGGTTTCTACTTATATGATGGGCGGGTGCAAACCCTACCGTGTACGTTAAAACGCTACATATTTAACGATTTCAATACAGAACAGTACGACCAAGTATTTGCAGGTACAAATGAAGGGTTTAGCGAGATATGGTGGTTCTATTGTTCTAGTGGCGCTACAACCATAGATCGTTATGTCATTTACAACTACGAGCAAAACATTTGGTATTTTGGCAATTTAGGCAGAACTGCTTGGATTGATTCAGGTATACGTGATTTTCCTATGGCAGCTACGTATAACAACAACGTGGTAAACCATGAAGATGGTATTGATGACAACGAGACCGGCACGGCTACAGGTATAAGCTCTTTTATATCTTCAGCACAATTTGACTTAGAAGACGGACATAAGTTTGCGTTTATACAGAAAGTATACCCAGATGTGACATTTGACGGGTCTACTATAGATAGCCCGAGTGCCACGTTGTCTTTGTTTGCAGCACAAAACTCTGGGTCTGGACGTAACTCACCTGCTTCCGAAGGCGGTACAAACACAGGCTCTATAACTAGAACAGCAACTGCACCAATTGAAGCGTTTACTTCTAGGCTTGATCTACGAGTACGTGGTAGACAGTTAGCATTAAAGATAGAATCTAGTGACCTTGGAGTAAAGTGGCAGTTAGGCTCTCCTAGATTAGAGATGCGGCCTGATGGGAGGCGCTAATGGCTATAGACAAAACAAGTTATAACATAGACTTCAAAGCGCCTGTTCTTCCAGATCCCGCAAATGAGTACGACGTGCGGACGTTTAATCAGCTAAATAACACGCTACGTCTTTATTTTAACCAGCTTGATAAAGGCATACGAGATGCTTCGGTGTCTCCTACTGCACAAGCTGCCGCTTGGTTCTTAGGCTAGTGGCTAATCAATATAAAAATGCAAAGGTAGATCTAACTGCCACTACTGCGACTACGCTGTATACATGTCCAACAGCTACGACAGCCATTATCAAGTCTATATTGGTGTCCGAAGACTCAGGCAACGCTGACACGATTACCGTAACCATCACCGATTCTGCTTCGGCAGTATTTAGTGTATTTAAGGTTAAAGCAGTAGGGGCGAACACTACAGTGGAACTACTTACTGCACCGCTCGTCATTGAAGAATCTGAAATAGTAAAAGTTACCGCAGCTACCGCAGACAGACTGCACGTAGTAGCCAGCTTGCTGGAGGTGTCGTAATGAATCGATTTGCTCCACCTAATTTTGCTTTTGAACTATCAGAAGAAGATATTCTAGCGGCTATTCAACGCTTAGAAAGGCAGTATCCTACTCCTACAAATGGGGCATCAAGATCAACAACAGGGGGGCCAGAACCAGAGCCAGAGCCAGAACCAGAGCCAGATTCAGAACCAACGGCAACCGCTACACTTTCTGGCAACTTTGCTACGTCATTTCTAAATAGCTATAAAGAATTGCTGTCGCAGGGTGCAGACTATTTTGAGATAGACGACGTAGATGATGTTGATAATTGGTACGACGATAGCTACGGCAGTTTAATTGAATCTTTGCTGTCGCAACGAGTAGATATAGGCAAGGTAAAAGTCGGCCCCCCTAAAGGTAGAGATGGGCGTATACCGCAAATATTTATAACCCCAGAAGACTACATAACAGATACGGGCGCTCCTGCATACCTTACTGACATATTGAAAAAAGATAAGGCACGCGACGAAGACGAAGCAAAAGCTGCTTACGCCGTGCTCTCTATGACGCAATCGCCCGAAGAAGTGGCAAAGGTGCTTGGCGGGTACTATGGTTATGATTTTTCACCAGTAGCACAGGAACTAAGCAGGTTTGGTGGCAACTTACAAAAACACACCGATTCTTCACAAGATCAACTTTCTGAGTTTCACTCGTTTATTGAACCTATCTTACAAGAGCAAATACCGTATCTACAATTAACTCGCGGATTAAACTACCAAGGAGCATTACAAGCATCGTTCAACGAAGATCCGATGCTGCAAGCACTGTATGGAAAGTATGGTGTTACTCCTATACGCCAAACTAAAGACGGATCTACTTATCTATACGATCCGTTTACATACGGTGAAATACGTACAAAAGAAGTTAAAGACAAAGACTTCCAAAAAGCCTTCAAGATTTTAGGTTCTATAGCGGCTGCGTATTTTGTCCCACAGCTATTGGTAAAGGCTACCGGAATGTCAGCCGCTGCCGCTAGTGGTATTACCGCTGCAGGCACCACCGCAGTACAGGGCGGTGATTTTGAAGATATATTAAAGAATGCAGGGCTAGCTTTTGTTGGTGCTACTGTTGCCGATAAATTAGCTAATGCAAAAGCAGCCGCAACTCCCGGCACTGCTGAACACCAAGCAGCCCTAAATGCAGGCTCTACTGCTGCACAACTAACAGCCGCGTATGATACTGCTAGGGTGCTTTATGCGGGTGCTCAAGTAGCTTCTGGTGCTATCAGCGGTAACTTAGCAAGCGGTGTTCTTGCTGCCTTTGGCCCTAGTCTTACCACTACGGCGCTAGATAAAGCAGGGCTTAGTTCCGAAGTATTAGACAGATTAGGTGTTAATCAAGACGATCTTGTTGCAGGGCTAGTTAAGACACAAACAGCTCTGGTGCAAGGAGCAGATCTATCAACCGCACTGGGCGCAGGTTTGGGCGCTTATGTAAGTGCTGGTGGAGGTATACCGGGGCTTAGTAAAGACGCTTTTCTTAACAAGATGGGGGAAGTATTACGCGGTGCACGCGATGCGGTAAACAGTGCTTTTGGCGTAGAAAGTGATTCAGATGATGTGCTTGCTGACAAAAACTTATTAGCAAGTGCAGATGCAGATTATTTTAATCAGTACGCTTACGGACAAGAAGGTGTTTTGTCTAAGCAGTTAGCTAATTCGCGTTTGCCTGAAGATATGTTAGTGGACGGTGGGGCGCTTTGGGTAAAACAACCCGATGGTTCTTATAAAGATGTATATAGCGACCTTGTATTAGACCCTGCAAAAGGTGATTTTAATGAGCTTGCTCTTGCACTAAAACTAAGTGGCGATAATTTTGATTTATCCCAATCACAGATAGATGCTGAGTTAGACGCTTTAAGTCCATATTTTAACAACGTAGATCTTGCAGAACTAAAAGCCGCAACGGTTCCAGAGAAGCTGCCAGAAGGCTGGCGATTAGCCTTTGGTAGTTACGAAAACTTATTTCAAGCCATAGATAACGGCATGTCTATGGAAGATATAAGGGCGGAAATAGACGAAGTGCCGTACAACCCAGATATAGGGTTGGGTATAGCACCCACAGGCATGGCGGATACGTCTGGTATAACCGCAGACCAACGCGCTTATTTAGTTGGCAACACCATAGATGCTATAGCGCAGAGTATGTACGAAGAAGATCAAGCTAGTGGAGGAGATGCTGCTAGTGCAGATGACTTTAGAATCGAAGCCGCCGAAGTTTACCAACAACTACGAGATGACGGTTACTCACACCTGCGGGTAATGGAAGAAATGGGGCTGGATACTTCTGGCCGCGTGTTGGATGCAGCCCGTGCTCTTGATACTACGCGACTAGAAGAGCTACGTGCCGGAGATGATCGTGAAGCCTACTTACGTGCGCTAGGTTCAGTAGACGAAACCACAGGCCGTTACCACGAAGACGGTCTTTATAAAAATGGTGTAGAACAATCTTTTGGTTTATATGATCTTGCAAAGCGTGCTGTAGATGCAGCAGAAGAAACAGGCGACGACAAATGGGTTATAGGCACCGCTATCGCCATAGAAGGTGGTATAGAAGTAGCTAATGCGTTTATAGGACTTTCTGCCCTTGCAGGAATAGACCCCGAATCTACAGAACTTGGTAAGACGTTAAATGCAATTACTGAACTAACGGGGGCGAGTAAACCGGAAGACTATAAAGAGGGGCTTAAAGATATAGAAGCTCGTTTACAGGCCGCACAAAACAAAGCTAAAGAAGAGGGGTTAGGCACACAAGATAGTTGGTTGTTAGTTGGAGAAGCAATTATAGGTGCCGCAGCAGAAAATCCTGTTGAGTTTGCTCTTGATTACGTAGTGAAAGAAGTGGCATCCGAAGTAATACCGTTTGCTCTTGGTGGAGCTGCTTTTGCGGGAACTAAACTAACGGCGGCGGCAGCTAGAAAATTTGGAACTGATGCCGCAAATAAAGTAGCAGATAACCTAAGTGCTAGCGGAGTCGCAGTCGCTACTACAACAATAAGTGATAGTGCTGAATCGGCAGGCGGCGCTGCAATGGAAGGATACAGTTCTGGTTATGATGCCAAGATAAAACAGCTAGAACAAAAGAATGCACGTATTGCAGAGGCTTTAGGGACAGATCCCTTACCGTTATCAGATGCTCAAATAAAAGAGGCAGAGGAATTTGCTACGCAAGTAGCTCGTAGAGCGGGTGTAACAGGGCTTACTCTTTCTTTAGTAGGCGACAAATTACTTGGAGGCGAGCAGCTAGCAAAAGGGCTGTTTGGTGATAGGGCCACTTCTGTTTCTGGAAAGGTATTAGATGATATAGCGCAAAGAATCACTACGGTAGGGGTTGGAGCGGGCCGCGAGTTTTTAATTGAGGGCATGGAAGAAGGCGCTACAGAGGCAATAATAGCAAGCTCTATTTATGAAATAGATCCGACCATAAATATATCTGCACGTACCGCACAAGCTTCAATACTAGGTGCCATTATTGGCGGTAATGTGGGTGCAGGCATTGGTTCTCTTGCAGAAGCAGGGGACATTTTAGCTAACTTTGTTAGGGGCGTGTCACCTACGGTACAGAAAATAATTTCTGACGCTACAAACGGCTTTATGAACGATGCCCAAGCAAAAGCTGCACTTGAAGAGTTTGGTATAACAAGTGATAGCTATGGTGGATTGCAGACAAGTCTAATGAATGATGCGTTTGACGCAGACTACACCACTACGTCAGAAGCAAAAGAAGCCTTTACCGCAGCAAACCCTAACTACGACCCCTCTGATGCCGATTTAGCTAGATATACAGGTAACAATCCCGATACCGAATTAAATACGATGGTGGACGAGTTTGTAGACAGCCGGTATGTAGACGCTCAAGAGATTATAGACGCTGCGGCAGCGGAAGGTATTACGCTAACTGAAGACCAAGTAAGTGAGTTTGTAAAACAAACCAGTGTAGACGCTGATTTAGTTATAAATCAGATAATAGATAACTTTATCGACCAACAAACAGATGACGACCCTGACCCTGTAGTTGCTGATCCCGATCCCGATCCTGTAGTTGCTGATCCCGATCCCGATCCTGTAGTTGCTGATCCCGATCCCGATCCTGTAGTCGCTGATCCTGTAGATACCACCCCTACCGAAGAAGTTGACCTTAGCGATGTAACCGATGCAGACACTGTTACAGATACCACAGGTACGGATCTAGTGCTAGATGATGCAGACGGCACTACAGATACTGCTGATCCTGTAGATACCGCCCCCACCGAAGAAGTTGATCTTAGCGAAATAATTGATGCTGAAGTTGATCCTGTAGTTGATCCTGTAGTTGATCCTGTAGTTGATCCTGTAGTTGACCCTGTAGTTGATCCTGTAGTTGATCCTATCGTAGAAACAGAAGATTTAGCAGAAGTTGATCTCAGTGCTATAACTGAAGCTGAAGCTGATGTTGATACAGAAACTGAAACGGTTGCGACCGTAGATTCAGAAGAAAAAGTTGATTCCGTTGCTGAAATACGAAGAGATTTTATAAGCAATTTTAATCTTGACGATATAAATGAAAGTAGAGCAGAAATACAAGCTCGATTAGATGATCCGTTATATGCCGATACTGTTAGTACAGAAAATAAAGCAAGAGATGCTCAAGCCTTATACGAACTACAAAAACAAGAAACTGATGAAATACAAAAACGGCTAGATGAGTTAAAAAAATTACAACCTACTAGCAGGCGAGAACAACTACAACTACAAGCAGAAATAAGGCGCACACAACAAGCTCTTAGCGGTGCACGCAGGGGTGCAGGAGCACTAAAACGAAGCGCTGATGCAGCGGCCAATGACTATGCAAAAGAAATACGCAAAGAAAAGATTGCAGCTTTTGAAGCGGAATCAAAAACACAAAAACAATTTGACGACTTAGAAAATGCATTATCGGACGAAATAACAGC